GCTGCCACCCTTGGCGCCGTCGAGGCCAAAACCGGGGCGTGCTCTTTCCTGCGTTTGTCAAGCATTTGTGGTTACCAGTTTCGTGAGCTGGGTGCGGTGATGGGTCGGGCTTTGCGGCCGGTGTTGCCGGGGCAGGTGCAGTGGGGGTGGGTGCAGCCGTTGGGGGTGCCGGCGCTGTTGAGGTGGGCGGCTTTCCAGTTGGTGGGGGTCCATTCGAGGTGTGGGTGTGTGGTGGCGGGTAGGACGTGGTCGAGGGAGGTGGCGCCGGGGTGTTGGCAGAGCCAGCAGATCCCTGCGTCTCGGGTGATGACGAGGGCGACGGCGTTGGTGACGCGTCGTCCGTTCCATCCGGGGCGAGGCATCAGCGGGCGATGAGGATCGCGAGCACGAGCACGGCGAGCACGAGCTGCGTGACGGCGAGGAGCGCGAGGAGCGTGGAGTGTCGTCGTGAGGTCTCGCCGTGGAGTCGGTTGAGCTTGGCCTGCAGGGTGTTGATCGTCTGCTGTGCCTCTCGCCATTCGGTGACCTGGCTGTCGAGCGTGGAGGTCAGTGCGCTGCTGGTCTCGGTGTGGTCGGTCATGGTCTGCAACTCCTCGGTGTGGTGGGCGTCGGCCGTTGTGTCTAGGTGATAGATCCACAGGAAGCACGGCGGTGGTTGTTCATGGAGTACGGAGTACGGAGCGGTGTCACTGGGGAGTGACATGGTCAGTGACATGGTCAGTGACGTGGTCAGTGACACGTTCCGGGGTTATCCACAGCGCAACGTGTCATTCGTGGGTGACGTGGTTCGGGCGGTTCGTGTCACTGGTGGGTGACACGTTCTCGGCGGGGGTGTGGGTGTCGACGATCGCCTGTGCCATGCCTCGGGTGATGCGTCCGACCTCGATCGGATCCTCGTGTGCGACGGCTTCGAGGAGCTCGGGGAGGTAGCCGGCGACGTTCCTCATCACGGCCATGAGGCGCCGGTCTTCGGGCCGCTGTGACTCGGACACCAGGCACCCGCCGTACCCGTCGTGGGGGTGGCTCGTCCATCCCGGGGGCTCACCGGAGTACCGATCGGCCCACTCGTCACAGCGCCGGATGCAGACGGGCGACACGAGGGCGGCGTACCGGTTGCCGTCGACGCTGCCGTCTCGCCAGGGGCCGGGGGTGGCGTGCTCGGTGAGTGGCCGGAGTAGCTCGGCGGCGTGCTCGATCTGGTCGCGGGTGGTCATGATCGGGCGCCGTCGACGATGTGGAGGGCGTGGCGGTGTGCTCCTCCGAGCTTGGCGACGACGTACTCCTGGTGCTTGCCGCCGCGGTGGACGCGGTCGATCTGTGGGTCGAGGATGGCGCGTCGTGTGAGGGTGGAGAGGGCGTTTCGTACGGTGCCTGGTTTGAGTCTGGTGCGGCGTGTGAGTGATTCGAGGTCGGAGTATTGGGATCGTCGGTCTCGGTCTCGTGCGTCTTCTCCTATGGCGATGAGGACGAGGAGTTCGGCGGTGGTGAGGTCTTCGGGGGCGTTGTCGAGGATCTCCCCGACGATCCGGCCGCTCACGTCGGGTAGCCGAGCGTGCGTACGGCGAGCTCGACCAGCTGGACGGCAGGATCCCCCTGCATCGGCTGCTCGCGCACGCACCGCAACGCGTAGGCGGCTCGGGTGTCCCACGGTCGATCGACGAGCCCGATCACGCTCGTGATGAGGTCGCGGGCTTCCTGCTCTGTCACGTCTGCTGCTCCTGTGGCTGGTGGGCGTGGTCGTAGGCGTCGACGAGGGCGGCACTGATCCGGCCCCGTACGACGGCGGGGATCAGTCCGGTGTCGACGGCCCACCGCTTCACGTCGAGGGCGGTGACGCCGAGCTGCTGCAGGTGTTGGGTGACGGTGTTGTCGGTGCGTCGGACGCCGGCGGCGACGTTGGGGCGTGCGCGCTGCTCGTGCTCGATCTCTTCGGTGAGGCGGGTCACGAGGGTGTCGAGGCGGTCGTGTTCGAGGTAGTCGCGTGCCCAGCGTGCGTGTGCGCGTTGCATGCGGGCGGTTCGCTGCAGCTGCTCGAGCTGCTCGAGGCGGGTGCCGTGCCGGATGCCGCTCACCAGAGGGCCGCTTCCTCGGTGGCGACGAGCACGGAGGCGTGTTCGGGCGGTCGGGTGCGCTCTCGGCGCGCGAGGAGCGTCGCGTGTGCGTCGTCGAGCCACCGGCGCTCCTGGACGGGTGCGTGGCGCCACAGCTGCTCGGCGCGGGTGATGAACCCTTCGAGCTGGTCGAGGTTGTCGCGGGCCAGGGCGTAGGCGACGTGGTTCCGGGTGAGGTACATGCCCATGCACACGCCGCCGTTGAGGGCGCCCATGCCGCCGCCGTGGTTCTGCCCGAGGAACATCGTGTTCGTCTCCTCGTGGCACCACATGCACGACGCGGGGCGAGGTCGGTGGAGGTAGCGCGAGAGGCAGTGGTTCGCGGCCTCGTTCTTCGTGGCGCAGTCGCGTTGCGACATGGGCGGTAGTCCGGGGTCTCCTGCGGTGGTGCCGCGGACGTCCCCGATGCGCTCTCCGTAGAACCACACGGACCAGTAGCCCGGGCCGACCTGCTCGAGCGTCAGCGCGGGGTCGAGTGGCGCGGGGGCCTTCTTCTTCGTGCGTGCCACGGGTGCTCCTAGTAGGTGGTGTGTCCGAGGTGCCAGTGAGCCCGGCACGGGCACACGTAGGCGTGGAGTCGGCCGGGGCCGGCGTCGGCGCGGTTGCGGGTGATGGTGCGGAGCGCGCGGCGTGCGGCTTGCTTCGACCGGTAGGGCGTCTTGTCGGGGGTAGGGCACGGCTTCGCGGTCATGGGGTGCCCTGGTCGGCTCGTCGTTGGGCGTGGCGACCTATCGTGGCGTCGAGGTCGTTCGCAGCACGCCGGAGCGTCGTACGACGGATCGCCTCCCCGGCGCCGTCACGGTGGGTGTCGGCCTCCGCGCGGAGCCAGTCGATCGCCTCCGCGATCCCGTCGCGGCGTGCGGCTTCCTCGCGACGCGTACGGCGGGGGTGGGGCAGGGACAGGAAGAACATGCGGGCTCCTAGATCGGGTAGAGGCGGATCGCGATCCCCGGGTAACCGAGGACGTCGTCGAGCTGGTCAGGGGCCGTCACCGGCCGCGGGTACGCCTTCCGGGCCGACGTCTCGACGACCGCGCAGTCGTCGGGCAGTACGTCGGTGTCCTGCAGCGCGTCGAGCGCGAGGCGTAGGAGCTTGTCGACGTCACCCGTCGAGTGCCCCACCGGGTGAAGCGGTGCGGTGTCGCGCAACAGATGGGCGTTCTTCCCCGTGCGGTAGTGGCCCTTCGGCCTGGGGAGGGTGAACGTGATCTCCGCACCGACCGGCTGCCCCTGGTCGGCGTGCTGGTGGGTGGGCCACTTGTTGCGGACCCACATGGCGACGGTGTGTCGCCAGTCCTTCGTGCGGGTGTTGTCCTCGATGAGGACGTGCCCCCGGCCACCCCTGCCCCCGATGCACTTCAGGGAGCCCTTCGGGGCGGGGTGGCCGGGGATCACGATCCGTACCTCGTTGGTGAGCACGATCAGGTCGTCGGCTCGGTGGCGGCCGGCCACGGGTCGATGGTGTTGCCCCACGTCCCGATCCGCTCTCCGACGTGTCGATCGTCGTGGAAGGCGGCGAGGCTGCAGGGCGTCGGCCGGCCGTCGCCGTCGACGTAGACGGCGGGGCACCGGTTGGGCACGAGCTCGTCGAGGATGAGTTGCGCGAACCGTGCGAGGTCGGCGTCACTCACGTACAGCGGCGCCGCGGCGTGCAGGCGCCACGGTTGACCCTCCTCCCCGTCGCAGCTCACGATCAGGACGTCGCCCCTGTCGTCGAGGACGACCTCGCGGCGAACCGTGACGCTCACTCGGGGTCGGTCCCCTCGAGGTAGTCGGCGTGCCGCGACTCCTCCGACACCGTCACGATCCCGATCGGCAACGGCGTACGGCCGGTCCGCTTCTCCATCGCCTCACCGACCGCGTCCGCGATCGCCTGCGACACCTCGTCAGCCTCCCCGAGGGGCTCGATCCGCCGGACACGGATCGTGGGGACCTGGGTGCCGGCGTCAGTGTCGACGGTGACCTTGGAGACGTCGAACCACAGGACGGCCATGCGGATTGTGGTGGGGTCTCCGATGAGGTCGTCTGCGAGTCCGTCGATGCCGTTGGTCTCGAAGTCGCCGGGCATCTTGGATCCCAGCTTCACTACTGCGCTCACGGTGGTGCTCCTTCTGTGTGGTGTGGCCGGCCGCTGGTCAGCGGTCGGTGGTCTAGTGGTTGAGCCGGTGCGTGACGGTGAGGACGTAGCCGCCGCCGCTGTTGGGGCGTGGCTCGATCAGGACGGAGGCCGCGGTGCCGATGTCGTGGCCGTGCCACGTCAGCACCTCCTCGAGGTTCAGCACGGGCCGCGCGGGGGCGGTGTCGGGTGCGGCCTCGTCGGTCCAGACGGCACAGAGGGTGTCTCCGCCAGCGGCTTCGTGGCGTCCGTCGTGGCCGGTGTCGCGGGTGCAGGCGAACCCGTTCGGTGACGACGCGTCACACGACTCGGTGTCGGGGTCGTCGTTGCTGTGCTCGGCCGACGCCTTCGGCGGGTTGGGGTCGCTGGTGAAATCGAGGTGCATCGGGGGTCTCCTCAGATCGGGAACAGCGGGTCATCGGCAGGCGCCGAGTCGCGGCGCCGGGTCGGTTTCTGCTCGGCGGGGCACGTCGCGTAGTGCGGGACGAACCGGAATGGGAACAGCGGGGACGGGCCGTGGTCGGCGGAGATGACGTAGCCGACGAGGCGGGATCCGGCGAGGTGGGCGACGACGTTCCCGTGGTCGGGGTCGGGTCGTGGGTTCACGGGGAGTGCTTTGCCGGTGGTCTGCAGCTTCACGAACCGGATTGGGTCGGCGCAGCTGCGGCACTCGGAGGGGCGTGGGAGCCGGACGCCGGTCATCGGGTGATGACCAGGGCGAGGATGGAGAGTGCCCAGAATCCGAGGCAGGATCCGACGATGAGGGCCCAGCCGAGGGCGCGACGGATGCCGTTCACGACTGCTCACCGCCCGCGGGCAAGTCGGGCAGATAGGTCGGCTCGCGCCACGGCGTCGTCACGGTCGTGACGGTCTCCGTCCGGGTGACCAACCGCTTGTCGAACTGCTCGGACCTCCTGACGTCAGCACGTGCCTCAGCCTCGCTGTAGGGCACGTAGATGCCCGTGCCGTAGCCGGGGTTCCACCGGGTGAGGTAGACGCGTCCGGTGTCGCGGAAGATCAGTTGGCAGCCCCAGTGGACGGTGACCTCAACGTCAACCTCGTCCGGCACTATTTCGGTCTGCTGGTTGTCGCTCATCCGTCACACCCCGTGCAGAGACCGCAGTTAGACGGCGATCGGTGGCCATGTGGGCAGTCGGGCTCAGCGGGCAGATTGCTCAGGCCGCAGTACGGGTTCGGCCAGGGCTGACGCTCGTCGTCGGGTGTCGCCAGATCGGCGGTGAGTTCCCAGTCGCGCCGCTCAGCGCGGCGACCCTGCTCGAAAGCGAGGCGGGCGAACCGCTCCACCACTCCGCCGACCGCCTGCGCGTTCGAGAAGCATGTGCCGCAGACGGCCCTCCTGCCGAACTCATCCCCGTCGTGAGTGCAGCGCATGGCGAGCATGACGGCGATGCCGACCCGCTCGTGCCACTCGCAGTGCTCGCCATCGTCGTCCGGGTCGCAATACCACTCCGTAGTGCGTTCGGCCACGATGCGCTCTACGACAGGCGCGATAGCGTTCAGAACGGCGACGACAAACGTCCGCTCATCGGCGGCTAGATCGCCGTCCACCTTGCCCTCGATGTCGAAGTCCTCGCTCAACTGGTGAGCGGCGACCAGGAGGGCGTTGGTACCCATCAGCCCAAGCTCTTCGAGCAGCCGGGTCGAGGCTGCACTCTCGGCGGGCAGCGGCGCAACATCGGTCGTCGGCGCGTCGTTGGCGGTCACCGGCGCACACCGCCCCGACGAACCCACCGACCAGCAACCCGCCACCGAACCCGCACAGCACGCCCGTGATCCGACTCAAGCGCGACCCCGTTCACAACCTCCACGAACCGCGCCGACCGAACCCGCACATGCCGCTCGATCAGATGATCGATCCGCCCACCAAGATGCACACGACCACCAACCAGACCAGCCAACATGTCCGGCCCCGGCCCCGTCTCACCAACACGACGCTGCGCATCCCACGTCAGCATCCGCGGCCGCGCCCGCTGCACCAGACGACGCCACGGACCAGCCGTGCCCCACGACCGGGACCGACGCCACGGAGCCAACCGATCCGCCAGCGCGTACAACCCCTCGAGCTGCGCGGCCCGACTGTTGTCCGTGAAGTTCGGGGGCTGCTGCGCAACGATCCGCTGAAACCCACCGATCCGGTACACGAGGTACGACCGCGCCTCGTGTACACCGGTCGCGCCCGGGTTGGTCCGGTCCCACGTCTCACGCAGGTCGATCCACCACGGCCCCTCGACGGGGAGCCCCGCCCGGTAGTACACCGCGACGTTCTCCCGTGACCGCGTCGTCGTGTCGCGGAGGATCCCGTACCCGGGGAGGAGCGGGAGCCGGTTCCCGATGCACTCGACGAGCTCGATCGTGTCGGGCTTGTCCTTCGCCATGGCCCGAATCTCGCGTGCGACCTGTCGTGCGCGGCGGTTGTTGTCGAGGTTGTAGAAGTACGTCAGCCCGTCGTACGGGCGGAGACTGTTCAGGAGGTCCGCGAGGCGAGCACGGCGGCCGGTCACCGGGAGGCCTCGATCTCGTCGAGGAGCGCCCACAGGTCCGCCTCGGTCTTGCACCGCGCGAGGGTGTCGATCACGTGCGACGCATCGGCCTTCGACAGGGACGTGAAGGACTCGATCTCACGGCCGACGATCACGGTCGCAATCGCCTTCCTCGAGTCGCCGTTCCCTTCCTCGACCCCGAGCCCCTCGAGTGCAGCGAAGATCATCCGGTGCTGCGCGCGAGACGACGGCCCGGCCGGGGGCCGCTCCTGGGGGGCGGGGTCGGGAAGCGGCTCGTCGGCGGTCTCCGTGTCGGTGGGGGCGTCTACAGTTTCGGCGTCGACGACGTCGGCGGGAGAGCCCTCAGAGTCTTCCCCGGTCTCCTCCCCACGGCTCGGGGAGGAGCCGTCACCGGGCACCTCCGCCGACGTCTGCTCGGTGGGCGCCGCGTCGGGAGCGGGCGCCTGGTCGCCGTCGTACCCGTCCTCGCCGGGAAGCGGGGGCCCCGACACGTCGGGCCGTTCCGCGGGCTTCCCCGCCGGCAACGCCGCGGCCGCCTTCTTCGCTGTCTTCCGCGTCCGCTTCACCGTCGTCTGTGCCGGAGCATCGGGCGACGCCTGCTCCTGTCCGCCCTCGTCGAGGAGCTCCTCGGTGACTGCGAACCCGAGGACCACGTCGGGGAAGTACAACTGGCACAGCTCGCCCGACGCACGCGCCTGCAGCATCCGCCGCGGGTGGTTCTTCCAGTTGTTCTTCGACAGCAACCCGGCGGCGCGGGCCATGTCGATCGACCACGCAACCTCCGGGGTCCACGTCTGCGAACCGCGGCGGCGGCCACGCATCCGACACATGCCGCCGGTGGACTCGAGCACCTCGATGTCGTGGCCGGCGGCGATGACCTGGGCGCGCATCGCTTCGGACGACAGCGACGGGCGGCCCTCGATCACGTGGGTCTGTGTGAGCGCCGTCATGGGTGGGAGTCCGACCTCGCGGCCGTAGAGGATCGCGGCGGCGGTGGCGGCGGGGTTGTCGCGCAGTGAGCGGGGGACGAACTCGGTCCCCGCGATCATGGACGCGAACCGGGACACGTCGGCCACGACTGCGATCCACGAGTCGGTGTCGGCGCGGGCGACTTCGCGGGACGGCTCGTCGCTGGGGAGTGCGGGCAGGTTGTCGGTCATCGGAGATCCTTCGGGTGGGTGAAGTAGGTCAGGAGGCAGCCGGCCGCCGGGGCGACGACGAACAACAGGAACGCGGCGGTCATGCGGTCGCCCACCATTTGGAGCGGGCAACCAGCCGCTCGTACGCGTCAGAGACCTCGACAGGGACGACGGCGAGCAAGATCCGGTCTGCCTCGCCGTGATCGCCGTCCGGGTCGCCGGCCGTGATCGCGTCGAGCGCGGCCTCGGCCTGTGCCGGGCTCACAGCTCGACCTCGCCGGGCTGCACAGCCGCACCGATCAACGGCCAGTCGTCCCACGACTTCCGCTGCCGCGACACGTGCAGCACGTACAAGAACGTCCGGAACGTCGACTCATCCGCGATCACCGGCAACATCCGCACGTCATCCGGCAACACGTGAGCCACGTACACCGCGTCGACCGCCGGCACCGCGATCTCGACACCCGGCTCGGGCTGCATCAGCTCGGCGTACCGGTACGCCGCCAGCTGCAGCGCCGTCTCGTTGTAGACGCCCTTCCCGGTCTTCACGTCGAGGAGACACACCGCCCCGTCGAGAGCCCCGACCCGACCCCACAGGTCAGCGGTTCCGCCGTACTTGTGGGTGACCGACACGAGCGGCGTCTCAGTCGCGATCGTCTCCACGTCCCACTTGTCCAGCCAGCGGGCGTACGCCTCGACCGGGCCGCGGTGCTCGTCCGGCACGTCGACCTCCCCACCGTCCGCGAGCTGCTGCCCGAGGTCGTGGATCTGCGTCCCACGCAGAGCGGCCGCGCGGACCTTGTCGCGGGGCCCCCACTTGATGTACTCGAGTCGGTCCGACACGGACATGTCGGTGAGGCGGTCCCACTCGTCGACGGCACGCTTCGCGGCCTGCTCGGCGTACCAGTTGCGGAGAGCGGGTTTGTCGAGCACGTCGATCGCGCCGGTGACTCCCTCGATCTTGGTGCCGTCGAGGAGGTAGCCGTGGCCGCGGCCGTAGTTGCGGCGCTTGAGCCTGGTCTCGGATGCCTTCGCCTTCGTGGTCACCGGTGCGACTCCTCGGCCCGGTAGTGGATGCCGTCGCAGCGGCGGCCACGGCATCGGGTCCCCCACGGGCACGGGACGCCGCGTGGCCGGGGTCGTGCGTCGCGCTCGACGGGGCCGCGGTTGGTGGTCTTCGCTTCGGTGGTGCGGAACGGGAACATGCTGGGTCCTCCGGGTGTGGGTGTGGAGTGGACCCGTGACGGGGGCGGCGGGATGCGTGGGGACGCGACCGGCCCCGCCCCGGGGGTCAGGGGGTCGCGAACAGGTCGACGACGTCAACCCCGAGCACAGCGGCGACCTGCGCGAGCTCGTTGACGTCCCACGACACGGAGCCGCTCATCCGACGCCAGTACGCCTGGTACGTCATGTCGAGACGGCGGGCCATCTCGCCCTGGGTGATGTTCGCCCGGGCCATGCCGACGCGGATCGCTGCGTTCACGCGGTCAGCGACGTCGGAAACGTCCGGCGTAGGAGAGGTAACGTTCATGGGGCCGTACTAAACGCTTAGCGTTATACCTATGTCAACAGGCGCGCCGAAACTTTCTCAGATGATGTAGCGCAATCGCCCACGATGCCCTACGCTCACCGTCATGACCATGTCGCAGGAAGAGAAGTGGACCCGCCGGTTCGCCGGAGATCCGGGCACCTACGCCGAGGCCGTGGCCGCTGAGGTGCGCGTGATGATGACGCGCCGCGGCGTCACGCAGACGCAGCTCGCCGCCGCGCTGCACGTCACTCAGATGTACGTCTCGCGCCGCGTGAAGCGCGTCGACCCGACGCCGATGAACGTCGAGGATCTCGCGAGCTTCGCGTCAGTCCTTGAGTGCTCGGTGCTGGATTTCCTCCCGAGCGAGGCGGATTTCTCGCCTGCTAGCACTACCCATCGGTACTCACTCGCGGTCGCGTCGTGAACACCGCCGCCGAGACCGCCGACACGGCGATGACGTTCGTCCGTGGCAGCTGGGTTCGCGTCGAACTCCCGGGCGGCTGCGCCGGGTGGAACGACTCCCACGACTGCGGCCGCGAGGACGACCACCCCGGCGACCACGTCTGTGCCGGCTGCCACGTCCAGTGGAACCGCGGGGAGTGGGACCACCTCGACGACGAGGACGAGGCCTACTTCTCCTCGCAGCGACCTGCCTCGCGTTGCATCGACGACCCGGCCGAATGACAGGTTTGGACGGTGCGGTTAGTGGGAACGCACACGCGATTCTAGGCGTTGCGCCCCTAGACCAGACTGCACAGAATCAGCCGATGAACCCCCCACAGGAGTACCTCGACTGGCTCACCGGGAACGGGATGAGCGACGCCACCGTACGGCGCCGCGGGTCATTCTTCGTGTCCCGCCTCGACGATTGGTCCACCTTCGACCAACGACCCGCGTTCATCGTGACGTGGCTCAACCAACACAGCGGGTGGACCCGCCGCACCTACGCCGGCCACCTCCACTCGATCTACGCGTGGATGGTCGAGACCGGGAAGCTTGAGGCGAGCCCCATCGCCGGTCTGCGAACGAACCGGACCCCTCCCCCGCGGCCGTCACCGCTGAGCCAAGCGGAGTTGTCGGCCGTCACGCTCGCCGCGTCCGGACACGTTCACGCCTGGGTGCTGCTCGGATCGTTGGCCGGGCTCCGTGCCCACGAGATCGTGAAGATCCGCGGCGAGCACGTCACGGAGGACAGCATCTACGTGAATGGCAAGGGCGGCGTCGAGGCGTACCTTCCGACGCACCCCGCGATCTGGTCGCTCGCCGGGCAGTACCCGCGGACGGGGTGGTGGTTCCCGTCCCACACGCCGCGGGGGCACCTGTCGACGTCGTGCATCGGAAACAAGATGCGCGCCCACTTCCGTGCCTGCGGTGTCCGGTCCGGGTCGGTCCACCGGTTGCGGCACACGTACGGGACGAACCTCGTCCGGTCCGGGGTCCCGCTGAACGTGGTCCGCGAGCTGATGAGGCACACGTCGCTCGCCACCACTCAGATGTACCTCGGGACGAACGACGAGGAGAAGCGCGCCGCGGTGCTAGGGCTTGTCGCGTAGGAGGTCCGCGCGCCGGATGCCGATCAGGACACCGACACCGACCGCGCCGATCGTCGAGATCAGCCCGACGACTCCGGCGGCGATGTACAGGACCCACACGGGCGCGTCCTGCGCGGCTGCGAACCCGGCTACGGCGGCGAGTACGACAGCTCCGAGGACGTAGATCCAAGGGCTCTCGGGGTCCGGCATGTCCAGTTCGTCTTCGTTCATCCGGACAGGCTAGATCACACGGGCGGGGTCTGCGCTTCGCGGAGCTCGCGGATCTGCCGCTCGAGGTCACTGATCTGCCGGCGGAACTCGTCGGCCTCGCGGCGGTTCTGCTCGCGCATGTCGCGCAGCTCGTCGCGCAGTGTGCGGTTCTCCGAGCGGAGTTCGGCCGTCTCATCCTTCATCGCGTCGTAGCGGCCTACGACGTCGGTCAGGGTGTCGTGCAGAGTCTTCACAGCGAGGTTCTCCGTCTCGACGCGGCGGTGCTCGGTCTCGGCCCGCTTGTGCTCGGTTTCGGCCTTGACCTGCTCGACGGACTGGTCGGCCGCGGGCTGCTCGATCGTGCGGTACCGGAGGTATGCCAGGACACCGCCGGACCCGACGACGAGTGTCCCGAGACTGACGAGCACCGCGGCCCACGTGGGGATCATGGTCGGGTCCTCCGCTTCGCCTTGCGGACCTTCCTCAGGGTGAACAGGTGCACGAGGATCAGCAACGCGAGACCCCCGTAGATTGCCACCGGGTAAGGCTGGGTGCCGTTCTCCGCGGCCGCGATGATGAACCCCACACCCATGATGAGGTCCCACGCGAGCATTGCGAACAGGCCTGTCGCCTCCCGGGGCACCGACCGGGGGTCGTGGGAGAGCCCGTCAGCGAGCATCAGTCCGCCCATGAGTGCTACCCAACCTGTGATCGGGCCCCACGCCGCGTTGAGTTCGTTCAGTGCTGTGGACCCGCCCCGGGCGAGGATGAGGACGCCGCCCACGATCCCGATCCCGGCGTGCACCCACAGCAGCCCGATCCGGTTCGTGTTCTCCCACGTCGCCTGCGCCGTGACGGCCTCGACGGCCTCGACGTGGCGTTGTAGTGCGTCGTCCTCGTCTGGCATGGGTCAGGCGTCGCGGTTCTTGGTGGTGAACGTGGCGCGCCCAGTCGCGGCGGCCGCGGTGAGCGCGGCGCCGACCGCGATCAGCACCTCAGCGGTGGTGAGGTTGCCGTCCGAGAGCGCGGCGCCGGCTGCGCCGACGAGCGCGAACGTTCCGGCGCCAGCTGCGGCGACGAGTGCCTTGCGGATCATGGGGATCGTGTAGTTCATCGGTTCGTCCTCTCGAGGCGCTTGATGTTCTTCCTGACGAGTCGCATGAAGTGACGCCGCGGCCAGAACCCGGGGTCCCAGTGGGTCGACTGTCGGAACGCGGCCGACACGTTCGCGTGCGACGTGATGCCCCCGGCGCCGGCGCGGAGCTCGGCCGCTGTGGCCCACCGTGCGGGAACGGAGTACGCGAGGCACAGCTCGGCGGTGAGTCGGGCCGTGCGGCGGAGCATGGCGCGCTGGCTGGGTCGGACCCATCGCCACGCACGGCGGGCGGCCTTGAACGCTGCGGATCCGCGGGGGTCGCCCGGGACGGGCCCCGGGGTGTCGCACATCTCGACTCCGAGGCTGTGAGGGTTCGGGGGTGCGTGCCACGCGATCACGCCGTCGTAGACGGACTGGACTGTCTCGGCGGGGTCGGTGATGTAGTGGGCGGATCCGCCGGCACTGGGGGATCGGAAGTAGGCGCCGATCTTGCGGGCGCCGCCTGGTTCGCAGGGTGACACGGTGGAGTGGATCACGATCCGCCGGATCGGCTTGTTGTTCCCGGTGGAGGACCGGGCGGCGGGGCCGACGTAGGGCGGTGATGGTGGCTTGTGTGTGCTCATGGTGTGTTCCTCTCAGGGGTACAAATCCGGGCGTTACGACAGGGGGCGTCAGTCGGTCCACCAGTTGAACTTGATGCGCTGCAGCACGATCGACCCGACGACCGCACCGATTGAGGTGATTCGGATGCCGGGATAGATCGGCCCATGCGGCACGTCGGCGAAGATCGCGGAGGCGTCGTGGTCAAGCACCTGATCGTCCATCATCAGCGCGTAGGAGCGGTCTCGGCAGTCGTACAGCATCGTGAAGTTGCGAGAGACGCGGGTGCTACTGAACGCCGACCAGTGGATGTACGGCAGTGGGCGCGTGGCGGCGACTGACGGTGAGGAGTTGATGACCATGAGCTCGGAGCCGTTGCCCGTAGTGGTGCGGCTGCGGTAGCGCAGACCACCACCCGTCCCGAAGCGGTCGAGACTCAGATTCGCCTCGGTGTTGGCACTGAGCGCAGCACCCTCGATAGTGACTGCGACGGCCTTGACCACCGACAGGTCGATGGGGCGGGTGCGGCGCAGGTAGGCGTACTTGGTGTTGAGCGCCTGAGTGTTGAGCCGCGCCACGCCCATGCCGGTGTCGAGGTTCTCCAACCCCATGCTCGCAGCAGTGCCGCCAACGATGGTGGTGTCGAACGTGAGCCACGACGGCAGGGTGTCGAGGGCGGAGAAGTCCGCGACCTGCTCGTGGGCCACCCGGCCAGGAGGTACGAGCCCGTCGTTGAAGAACCTCATGGCAGAACCTCACTGATTCCGAAACCGCGATTGAAGCCGTCCTTGGTGGAGTAGAGGACGAACAAGCGCCCCTCGTCGGTGAAGGCGGCGATGGAGCCGCCGATCCCGTCGCCAGCGACATGCCACGCCTGATCGGGAGGGTTGATCTTCACCGGCTGGGCCGCGTAGTCGCGCAGATCGTCGCGCACGGGGCCGATACACCAGTCGCGGTTCGCTCCTGCCGCACCGGAGGCGACGGGTCCGTAGGAGCCGATCAGGTAGGTCTGGCCTCGCCAGTCGATGAGCTGCTGAGCCACGAGCCAGTTGTCGAGCGGGTCGACGCCCAGCCCGACGAGCCACTGCGCCTTCTGTGAGCCGAGAGGGCGAGGGTCGGCCTGCCACGAAAGACCGTCGCTCGTGCCGTGGTACAGCCCACGGTAGGCCGAGTCGCCACCGCCCATCAGGCCGATAGAGACCCATGAGCCAGCGATCGTGGAGGGTATCTGGTAGCCGGTGTGGCCGTTGGTGAACAGGACGGTGTCGGCGTCGATGAAGATCCGCCCGCCCGTGTCGCTGAATGCGTTGTACCCGGTCTCGGTCGCGATGATCACGGTGTGCTGGGAGGAGTTCTCCTTGATCTCACCGATGGAGAGGAAGATCAGGAAACGCTCATTGGCCTCGTCCCAGCGCACCGCGACGCCCTCTGGCTGCTCGGCGTCGGTGGGTCCGACGCCCATGACGGTGGCGAGGCTGGTGGGAGAGATGATGAGGCCGTACTCGGTCCACGGACCCTCGCGGTTGTCGGCGTATGCCATCGCGATCCCGCCGCCGCCAGGGTCGATGGCGTGGTCAGAGGAGTACCACATGTAGTAGTTGCCGAGGGGCGAGTCGATGAGTCCATCGACTCGCATGATCGACGGGAAGTAGATGGTGTCCAGGACCGAGTCGTCCACGGTGAAGATTGGTGCAGGCAGGCTAGTGGTTCGCCCCGGTGCGCTGCCGCGTGAAGTGTCGGCCCCGAGGGAACGGGGGGCCGCTACTTGGGCAGTGTCGACTCGAACGATGGTCGAGGCGACGCCGATGTCGGCGCGGGCTTGGGCGTCGATGCCGGACCCGAACTCGACCCACTTGGCCGAGACCCCCGGTTCCTCGCCAGCAGTCGTCGTCTCGCGGGCGATCCAGTTCGCGTCGTCGTGCGACACGAGATCGCGGGCGTCGTAGACCGTGCCCACGTCCCAGATGCCTTCGGGGACCGTGGGGACCGCTGCGAGCACGTCGGGGTGGGTGGCGATCCGGGTCCCGACAGCCACGCCCGGCAGCGACTCCTCGTCGAGGATCGCAGAAGCCGATGTGGCAAATAGCGCGGCGCCCGCCGGGGTCTCCGGGTCGGACAGATCCGACTCCCGAACGAGTCGCTTCGTGGACGGCTGGGTCATGACGGCACTCCTGCCAGGTAGGGGACGCCGTCCGTGTCAAGGACGAGCGCCAACGTTGCGGGAACTTCCGGGTCGTAGTCGGCGTCGAAATACGGGACGCCGTCCGTGTCGAGCGCGAGACCCTGCGTCCCGCCGTACAGACCGATCCACGCCGCTTCGGCATCCGAGATCCCCGCGAGGAGCTCGGCCAACACGTCGCCGGCCGCGCCGACAACCACCTCGAGGTCGCCCTGTACCTCGACCGCGGCACCCAACAGGTACGCGTTCAGATCGTCGGCCCATGAAGGTTGCCCGGACTCAGGTAGCGGCATGGCTTGAACTCCTCAGACTGCTCGGATGATGAAGTGGACGGCACGCCAGGGCGGCATGACGTCGAGGGGCGATTCGACGAGCTCGACGCGGACCTGCCCGCCGCTCGTCACAGCCGTGTTGAATGCCCGGTCCTGCGTGATGACCTTCGTCGGATCTCCGCCGGCCGTGCCGAGCTCTTTCGTTCCGGCACCGATGGGGAACCGGTCGATCAGGTTCGGGAGCGTCGTCCCCCCGAGGAGCTCCGCGAGCTTCGGGTACACCTCCCCGTCGAACGTGTCGCCGTCGAGGATCAACCACCCGTCCGGCACGTCGCCCGCGGCACCGAACCACATCGTGACCTCACCAACCGGGCGGTACAGCTCGGCCAACGTCCGACCACCACCCGGAGCAAGCGACGGCGCCTCCGTCGCGGCCGCAACCCGATCCGTTCCCACGAACGACAGACCGACCGACCAGCGTGTGCCCTTGTTCGTCGCGGAGATGCTGTGCCGGACAGCGGCCACGCGGTGCAGTTCGTCGATGCCGGCGCGCTCGTTCGACACCGTGAGGAGCTCCCCCACATCGATCAGAGTCTTCGGGAGCGCCCGCCGTTCCCGCACCGGGACCGACACGGAGTTGATCCGACGTCGCGGCGTCGCGTTCGCGGCCAGGATCGCGGCGGCGTAGGTAGGCACGTCCGCGTCTCCGATGCCGTGCACGGTGTAGGTCGCGGGATGCAAGCCGTTCGCCCTGATCGACGGTTCATCACGGTAGGGCCCGAACGTGATCTCGTTCGTCTCGCCGGTCACGTTGATCTGCAGTACGACGACCTTCACAGCGTTGATGCACACGTCGGTGTCGTAGTCGACGTCAACGTCGCGGCCGTAGTCCGCCTCGTCGAGCGCCGTCACGCCGCCGGGGTTGGCTGGCAGGTTCTCCACCAGCTCGGCGGCGTCCCACGCCTGCAGGATCCCGAACCTGTCGACCCACGCGTACCCGAGCGCCGTGTCGCGGGTGATCGCGACCTGATCGACGGCCGACGCGTTCTCGTTGGTCGACACCACGACCGCGTCCGGGACCTGATTCCCGGACCCGTTGACGTTCCATGGGATCCCAGCGCCCTCGAGCACATACGGAAGCTCGTCGATCGTGGCGACCCCCTCGAGGCGTCCCACACGGGAAAGTGCGGTCGCCGGGTCGACGGCCGTGATCGTGATGCGCGACCGCTTCGCCGGGTCCTTGTGCAAGAGGTCGTACTTCACAGTCGGCTTCTCGATCTGCCCGGTGAAGATCGGGGACCACTCGGTGGCTTCGCCGCCGTAGAGACCTTCGCCGTAGTCGAGGTCGTCGAACCCGGTCTCGGGGATCCGCGCCATGAGCCGGATGCGACGGCCGGGCACGAGGTCAGACGCAGCCTCGGACGGGTCCAGGGCTGAGTTGATGATCACCGCGGTGAGAAATCCGACGTTCAGCTCCTCGCGCTGGACCTCGATGGAGTTCGTCGAGCCCAACACGTCGACGTAGTACGCCGGCGGCAGGAACTGCAGGTCAACGAGCTCCGAGGCAGACTCAGCCGCGGCGACACACACCTCGTCGAACGTCCATGTCCACCCCTCGAACGGGTCGATAGGACCGCTCCCGTAGTTGGCATTTACCTCGCCAACGAGGCGTAGCTGCACGGTCCCGGCGGGGACTTCCTCGGTCGCCAAGTACCGTCTCGTCCCGACCTCGCTCACGTAGTAGGCGCCGTACGGCGCCGCCGTCACGATCCCCTCCGAGTCGATCCACTCGAAGTAGAACCGGTACGGGCCGGCAGCTCCCCCGGTCGAGCTACGAGACAGCCACGAGGCGGCGACGTACTGCCCTGCGTCCGCTGGGATCAACTCCGACTCGAAACGATTCGGCGTGCCGCCAACGGCGAGGTAGCGCAACGACGTGCCTGTGAACGGGTTGACCGTGCGGAACATCGACGACCCGATGACCGGGGTCACCCATCCCCAACCGCCTAGCGCGCCGTCAGGGTTCTGCAGAAGGTTGACCAGTCCCGGCGGTGTCGTCTCGACCTCGAGTCGGAGTACGTCGGACGGGAGGAACTGTGCACGGCGTGTCATCGTGCGACCGTCCTGTAACCGATCGCCTTGACCGCGTCGCCCTGGACCCGCACGGGGTAGCCGCGCTGTAGGTCCGTCAACGTGGCGGCCGTCAGGTCCAGCTCGATCCTCACTTTCTGCTGCGACCCCGCGCCGGCCGACAGACCGGCGCCGAGCTCCGGAGAGCCGTAGCCCGTCGTGAGCGCCTTGGCGAGCCCGGCACCCTGCCGACGCACGTACGTCTCGTCCAGCCCCAACGCGAGACCCTTCACGGCGTTGTCACCGATGCCGCGGAACACCCGCGACGGGGACTGGATCCCGAGAGCCTTCTTCACCGACTTCACGAGCTGCTGCGCCAGCCGGTCCGCGATCCGGTCGAGCTGCTTCTCACGCTGCTTGAGCCCCTTCACCAACCCCTCAGCGGCGTCGATCCCGGCCTGCTTGAACTCCTTCGCCATGGCCTTCCCGAGACCGCCGCCGGCCTGCGCGATCTGCGACGTCAGATCGTTCACCTGAGAGATCGCGGACGCCCCACCCGCGGTCAGCGCCTCCGCGGTCGCGAGACCACCCTCGACACCCGCGTCGAGGAGCTGCTGAATCGTGGTCTGGTTCAACCCGTCACGACGGAGACGCCGGATCAGATCCGCGAACCGCTGCGACTGCGCGAGCCGGTCCTGCAGCTGGTCGAGGAGCGAGACCGACGACACCGAACCGTCCTCGTTCTGCCCGAGCCCGACCACGGACCCGAACGACACGAACGAGGCCTTGATCTGCGCGGCGTACGCCTTCGCCTCCGACACCAGACGCCGGTACTTCACCACGGCTGCGTCGAGCTGCCGCCCGATCCGGTCCTGTGCCTTCCCGTTCCGCTCGAGCGCCTTGAACTGGTCACCGAGCGCGCGGAGCACCTCCCGCTCGCGGGCCGCTTCCTTCTTCGGGTCCTTGAGCTTGATCTGCTTCTCGATCAGGTTCGTGATCCGCGAGATCCCACGCGCGACACCCGACGACCCGGCCGTGACCCCTGACAGCGCGGCTGCGACGAGGTCCCGGCCACCCTTCCCGGCCTTCGCCCGCCCCGACGCCATGCCGTCGACGAGACCCCGCCCCAGCATGTCCCCGATGTAGAACGTCTCCCGGGACGGAGACCGCACCTTCCCCTCGTTCCTACCCGCCGTGATCGCGGCGCGTACAGCAGCACGAGCCTCGTTCGCGAGCGCCGTCGCAGTTCCCGCGAACCCGGACAGCATCCCGCCCTGCAACGCGTCTCCGATCGCCACGCCACCGGTTCGCGCCGACGTCTCGACGTCGTTCAGCTTCGTCGTGAGCCCCCCACGGAGGCCCGACAGCGACGGGTCAGTGCTCTCGATCGGCTTGCTGATCGCCTCGCTGATCGCCTTCCCACCCTTGGCCGCCTGGTCACCAGCGACCTTCGTGCCCTTGTCGACGCCCTGCTTGAGCCCCTCGAGCTGCGGCTCGACCTTGCCGGCGTCGCGGATCTTGTCCGTGATCCGCTGGATCTGCTTCACCGACGTGTCGACGCCGATCGTCTTGATCAGCGTCTCGATCGACTTCGGAGTGAGGTTGTACTTCGCCGCCACCCGGGCGACCTTCCTCAGCGACACGTCCTCGCCGGCGACCTGCAGCTCAGTGATGACGCGGGGCGGCAACGACCGCAGCTGCTTCGACAGTCCGCGCGTGGCCTCGCGCATCGCCTGCTCCTCGGCGCGAACCTTGATGAACCCGCCTCGAAGATCGCGGAGTCCACCGAGAAGCTCCGACGCTGAGCGTGCCTGCTTGGCTTGCTCCTCGGTGAGGGTGATCTTTCCCTGCTCCGCGAGGTACTCCTGATCCGAGACCTCCTTGAGCGCGAGATAGAACGCCTCGTACTGCTTCGTCGTGCCCGTGTACGCCCGCGTCAGAGCGTTCGTCGACACCCCAGCTTGGTCGGCCAGGTCGATCAAGCCCTTCTGCTGCAGCGCCTGGTAGCCGAGCTCGCGTGTGGCCTTCGTCGACGCGGCTGCGATGCCCCTCAACGACTGCGCGAACGACGACGACGGCGGCAGCGCGTCGTCGAGCGACTGCGCCGCTGCGTCGGTCTGGTCCTTCATCTGCAGCAGCGCCGACGCTGCCCCCGCCGCGCCACCGATCAACGCGCCGATCGGGCCGCCCACAGCCCCGCCCGCTGCGGCGCCCCCGGCGGTCTGCAGCAGTAGCGACAGCTTGTCGTTGGACTGCGTCGCGCCGGCTGTCAGTGCCGCCATGCCCGCGATGCCGGCGGCGCCACGCAGCTTGGACGCCATGAGACCGACCTTCGTCCCCGTCGCCACAGCGGTAGTGCCGTAGTTCCGGAGGACCGAGATCCCCTGCGACGCCGCGAGGTTGCTCGCGATCTGCGCCGTCTTCGCGACAGCGAGGTACGCCACGAGCCCAGTCAGCGCGACCCGGGTCAGGTCCGCGTTGTCAGCCATGAACGACAGGAGCTCGCTCGCCAGCTTGAGCGGCGAGAGGAACACCGGGAGAACCGTCGCGGCGTCCTGCAGCGCCGGCACCACAGCCTGATCGAAGATCACACCCACGTCGTCCGCGACGTCCCGAACGGCCTCGAGGATAGGTGTCAGCTCGCCGTTGCGGTCGGTAAGCTTCTCGATCTTGAGCACAACCCCGTCGAGGCCGTTCCGCTCGTACGCCGTCCACAGCTTGTTCAGCGTCGGGATCGCCGTCGTGTTCGCGTACGACACAGCGCCCGTGAGCGCCGGGAGGAACACCGCCCCGATCTTCGTCTTCGTGTTCTCGACCGACGCCGCCAAGATCCGTTGCTGATTCGCCAGCCCCGCCGACGTGCGAGCGAAATCGCCCTGCGCATCCGTGGTCTGCTTCACGATCGCAGACTGCGCCGCGAGCACCTTCTGCTGCGGTGTCAGAGCGTCCTTCGTCGTCTTCACCAGCCCGAGACGGAGCGCCTCCTGCCTCAGAGTCGCGTCGTCGAGGAGCACCCCGTACCTACGCAGCGGCTCCGACTCACCACGGAACGCCGCACCGATCGCGGTGATCGCTTCCTCAGGCGACGTGTTCTTGAACGACGCCAGGTCAGTCGCGAGCCGCGTGTTGTCCTTCGCGAACCGGACCAGCTCGCCGCCGGCCAGCCCCGCAGCCTTCCCGAACGTGCCGAACGTGCCGGCCGCGTCGAGCGCGGTCTGCTGCGACTGCCCGAGCGCCGTGTCTGCACGCTTCGCGAACCGGTCAAGAGCCTCCGCCCCCTGCTCCCCGAAGATCGCGTTCGTGGCCTGCTGGGTCTCCCCAAGGTCCGACGCCGCCGCCGCGAGGCTGTACGTCGCCGCCGCGGCCGCCGCCGCCGCCCCGACCGCGACACCCGCACCGACCTTCGCGACCCGACCGAACGTCGACCACCCCCGACCCGACCGGGACACATCACTGTTGACCCGCGCCAGACCACGCGAGATCGGAGACAGATCAGACCTGCCCCGTACGACGATCTCAGGATCCGACACCGCTCACACCCCGCTCACTCGGTCTAGTCACTTCGCCGGTTGACCTCGGTCACGAACGCGTCGATCTCCGCGAGGGTCAGCCGCTCGTACTCACTCGGCGCGATCCCCGTCGCCAGACAGAACCGCGCCTTCGTCCGCGCCCGCTCCGTCTGCAGCTCCTCCGCCGTCGCCGTCCAGAAACCCGGCCTCCGAGGAGTCCTCGTCGACGTCGCCGCCGAACAGGTAGTCCGCGACCTCGTTCGCGGTGACCCGCTTCATGTACTCCTCGTACTTCAGCCCCGGCTCGGTGCGCTTCACGTGCACCCACGCCAGCGCCCCCAACAGGGCCACCTTCGGGGCGTTCTTGTCGTCCAGCGACGCGAGCGACATGCCCGCGGTCCTCTCAGCAACGGAGGACTCGAAAGCGGTCAGATCGTTGAGGTTGCTCATCGTGGGTGTCCTGTTCTCAGCTCAGACCGAGCCGGTCGATCGTGTGGTGGATGACGTCTGCGATCTCGACGTCTGCGGACGACTCGAGCGACTGCTCGGCCTCATCCATGAAGTAGGAGCCGGCGATGTTCCGCGCCGGCCAGCCCTGGTCGATCACCCCGGCGTACGGGAGGTCTGACGACACCTCGACCCCCTGCGGGCCCGCCGCCGACGTGAGACTGTCCACGAGCGCCCCGGACGCGACGGGAACGAACGGCACCGCCGCCTCGCGGGCGCCGGTGCCGACCTGCTCCCACGCCTCCCCGACGTCGTCGAGGGAGCGCGCGAACGCGGAGAGCGCGGCCGCGACACCGAGGTCAATGACCTCGAGCTCGACCGCGCTCGTGCTCACGCGGGAGCCGTGACCCGGACCGGCTCGTCGGTGCAGTCGAGGCGCATCGTGTAGGTCCACGTCGTGCCCGCGTCACCACCGACCGGCGGCTTCTTCGGGACCGTGACGGTTCCCGTGAAGTGCGGCTCCGACGTCGACGCGTCCGCGTTGCCGTACGGCTTGAAGATGAACGCGAGATCCTCGCCGGCGTTGTCCCACAGCACCGACCAGAACGACGTCGACGCGTAGTCGGAGATCGCGGTCAGGTTGAAGAACCAGTCCTGCGGGTCTCCGTCCTGCAGCTCCGCGAACGTGGTCGCGTCGTCGGCGGAGTCCTCGGAGTCGAGCACCACCGACGTGCCGTCTGCGTTGAACTCCTCGCCGTCGACGGTGAACGACAGGTTCTTGCCCTTGAACTTGGTAGCCATTACGGGGCCTCCGTGACTTCCTCGATGGTGATGGTTGATCCGACGAACTTCGCGCCGTTCAGGGTGACGAGCCCGGGCCGTGATACCTGGGTGATGTCGTGCTCTCCGAGAGCGGCGTACGCCGTCTCGACGAGCTGGTCGATCCGTTCCGCGGCCGACTTCGCGGCCTCACGTGCGACGAGCAACAGGACGTCGACACGGACGAGGACATGCCCGAACGGCACGTCGTTGGTCCGGGACGGCTCCACGATGTACGGCTGTCCCGGGACGACGACCGCACACGGCGGGGTGATGGTCTCCCCGACGTACTCGACGGCCTTCACACCGGCGGCGACGAGATCGGCCGCAACGTCGGTGCGGAGCGAGGTCAGGCTCACGACGCCGCCTCGTCGTACGGCTGCGCGCCACCGAACCGGAGCCCGCGCCGCTTGCCGATCTTGAGCATGGCGGCCAGGTCGGGCAGGTCCGCGATCTCCGACTCCGGCTTGGTCCGGTTCTGGTAGGTCCGGTACGCGAGCATCCCCGCGGCCAGGACCACCGACCCCGGCGGCGTGAACACCGCCGGGTCGCCGTCGACCAGCGCCGGGACGAACAGGTCCGGGCGCCGGTCCTCGACGTACTCCCGTACGGCGTCGGCGTGCACGTTCAGGACGGTGGTATCGGTCCCGGCCGCGAGGTCGGCACCGATCACCTCCGCCACGACCGTGCCGTCGAGCCACTCGGGCATGACGATCAGCTCTCGATCGACTCGAGGAGCGCCTCGAGCTCGGGCACGGTGCCAGAGGTCGGGAGCTGCTCGTCGGCGCCGCGGGTGAGGTTGGCCGCCTCGATCTCCGCGATCAGGTCGGCCTTCTTCGGCTTCCCGGTCCGCTTCGCCTTGAGCCCCTCGCGGGCCGCGAGCTTCACGACGGCCCGAGCATAGGCGTACGCCGCCCGGGTCTCGCCCGCCTTCACGCGGGCCACGAACGAAGCCGACAGGGAGCGGAGGTCGACCGACATGCGGTCCGCCTCGACACCGTCAACGATCGCCTGTGCGGCGTCGATGGTGCTGCTCGTGTCTCGGGTGCTCACGCGATCACACGCCCGGGTTCGGGACGACCTTGGCGAACGCGCCCGGCTTCACGGTCCCGGAGGCCATGTAGCCGCCGTACGCCAGCTCGACGCCGAACACCTTCGGCTCTACGACCGAGAGGAACCCGAACCGGTCCTCGTAGACCTCGGTGCGGGACTTCACGCCCACGATCAGCGTGCCGGCCGCGAACGACGGGACGATGATCCGCGGGACACGGAGCAGGTTGCCCGCGAACGACGACGGGTTCGAGTCGCCGCCACCGTCGCCGGCCGTGGTCGCCTTGAGGTAGTCCATCAGCGGACCCATCACGGCCCACCAGTCGAGCGACGCCCAGATCGTGTCAGGCAGTCGGCCCGAACCCTGGTACGCCTGGACCGCGGCACCGTAGAGCGCGGTGAGGAGCTCCTGCAGCGACGCCTCCCCGATGGTCTCGGCGGTCCCGAGCTCGGTCTCCTGCACGACGGCGGTCGCGAACGCGTCGGCCGCGGCGTTCTCGGTCTCGAGGCCGTACTGCTCAACGAAATCGGTCATCAGGGCATCCCAGACGGCCGGCGAGGTCCAGTCGATCGACTGGCGCGAGACGTTCGCCCAGCCGCCGTACGTGTCCTTGCTGAACGGGATCCCGTCGACCTCGAACTGCCGGTTCGCGACGGTCGCCTTCTCGGCCGACTGCTTCGCGACCTGCACGTGCTGGGTGATGGTCGGGCGCTCGAACGTGAGGCCGGGGATCCCCCCGAGGTCACGAGGACCCACGCTCGTGATGAACGGACGGGCGGCGTCGACGTCGGACATGACCTCACCAACGATGGTCTGCGGGATCAGCCCGGGAACCTCGGCGGTCGTGTTGTGCGGCGCGGCCGCGCGGACGAGCGAACCGCCCTCGACGGTCAGCCCGTGGGAACGGAGCCGGTCGGCGGCAGCGTCACGGACGCCACTTTCGAGCTGCTGCCCGGCGCGCTGCGCGCGGGACGAGGCGCGGTAGGTGTCGGCCAGGAACTCCCCGACCGACCGGTACTTGTGCTCCCGCTCCTCGGTGCGGGCGCCCATGCGGCCGCGGTCGCCCTGGTCTCCCTGGTCGGCGCCACGGTCGCCACCGGTGGGCGTGTAGCGGCCTGCGGACTGCTGGTCGGCGCCGCGGAGCTCCTCGAACTCGCGGAGCGGCTTCAGCTGCTCGTCGATCGCCTTCACGCGGTCGTGGGCCGCCTTCACGTTCTCGCGCTCGGTGTCCGACATGTCGCGGGACGCCGCCTCGACGTCGCCGGTCAGCTTGTCGATGAACGCGAACTGATCGGCGCGCTGCTGCTCGAGACCGACGATGACGGCGTTCCCGTGCATCGTCATGCCGGGGGCGAACCCACGGCGGCCGGCCATGATCTCGGCGGCCTTGGCCTGAGCGGCGGCCAGACTGCGGGGGTTGGGGCGACGGTTCACGATGACCTCCCGGGGTCACTCGACGGATTGGGTACTGCTCCGGTCGGGTGCCTCTCGGGTGGTGGCTCCGGGTGGTCTCGGGTGGTGGTCCTGCACGTCTCCCGACGTTCAGCACTCCGGCGCGAGGTCCGGGCTCCGGCGCGATCAGCGGCGCGGCCTAACGCGAAAAATGTAGGACGGCCGCCCGTGTGGTGGTCAACGGCCGGCCGTCCTCACGCCTATCTCCGGCGTGTCGGGTCTATATCCTCACCCCCGGCGGAGCGCCTCCGTCTGCGCGCGCATCGCGTCGAGGACCGGCGTCCCGGTCGTCTGCGCCGCACGCTGCCGAGCGTCGACCGACCGCACCAGCTCGACGCCGGCCGACACGTACGCCGGGGTCTGCACCAGCCCGACCGCACCGAGCCGAGCCTCGACCCGCCGGACCCGGTCCATGTAGTCCGGGCCCCTCGAGGGATCCCACTCCCGTGCCTCGGTCCACTCCGACCGGATCGGGGCGAACTCGATCGACAGACCGGTGAGCATGCCCGCCTCCGCGAGCCGCGCGGCCTCCTGCGCGAGCTCGGACCCGTCGAGGCGCCAGGTCCCGATCAGACCGCGCTCCGCCTCGGTCCACTCGTCGGCCGCACCGATCGGGAAGGTCCGGTTCTCGTGGAACAGGTTCAGCGGGAGCGCCCGCGCGGCCTCCTTGATCGACTTCGCGAGCGACCCGGGGGCGAACTCCTCGAGGAACCAGCCGATCGACGCGAGCTCGTCGTACGGGACCGCGATGCCGCGGAGCATGGAGTACGACGCGGTCGACTCGACCTCGCGGAGCTCGACGCCTGCGAACACTCGGCCTTCGGGTGCGGTCAGGGTGATGGTCATGATGTTGCCTCCGGGTCGGTCGGGTTGTTCGGGTCCTCGGGGTCTGGTGTGGGCGGGTCCGGCTCGGCCGGCGTCGGGCCCGCGGCGAGCTCGTCGCCGCCCGCGATCGGTGCCTTCCCGACCGTGGCCCGCGCCTCGTTCACGGTGAAGATCGGACGCCCCGTCGCCTTCGTCAGGGTGTTGACCACGGTCTGCAGGTCGTCGGCCTGGACCGCCTCGCGGCCGAACGTGAGGCGCTTGCCGCGCGGGAGCCACCGGTCCGACCATGCGTCCTCGAACGGGGACAGGATCCCGTTCAGCGTCGTACGGATCAGGACGAGGAACATCGCCCCCGGGGTGCGGTACGTGTGCGACGACGCCGGCGCGCCCAACCAGTACCCGTCGAGGTTGAACATGTTCGACACGTCGGTCAGCGACGCCGCGCGGGCCGCGGTCGCCTCCGCGTCGTTCGGGGACCACGCGAGCGGTGTGACCGTCGCGCCGTGCGGGAGCATCGCCGCGCGCCGGCCGGGGCCGGCGAACTTCGTCTCCCACGCCGACGCCTGCGCGTCGAGCTCCTCCTCGGTCTCGTCGCCGTCCGGTGGCGCGATCACCACGACAGAGGGGACGTGGCCGCCGGCGGTGTCCTGCCGCTCCCGCTCCTCCTGCAGCGCGATCCGGTCCAGCGACCGCACGAACCGCTCGACGACCCCGACGCCGCGGCAGTCGTTCAGCGGGTCCGCGCCGTTCTGCACGTGCACGACGTCGGCGGCGTCAACCTCGCGGCCGTACAGGAAGTACCTCCGCGCCCCGGTCCGCTCGTCGCGGTACACGTGCCACGCCGTAGCCGGGTACCAACGCGTCGCCGCCGGCCACCCGTCCGCACCCCGCACCGTCACGAGGTGGCACGCGTTCCCGTGCACGAGGTAGTCCTCAACCTGCAGACGCACGAACAACGCGCGCCCCTTGTCGAGGTCAGGCCGCTCGAGGAGCCCCGGCCGCGGGAGCGGCTCGATCCCCCGGAACACGTCGAGCGGCATCTGCGCGATCAGCCCCGACGTCAGGTCGAGCGCACGCCCGACCCCCGGGATCCGGCGCGCCGTATCGGTATCCCAGACCTGACGCGTGAGCGTCTTCGGGTCCATCACCGGCGGGTACAGCATCGTCATGTGGGGCTCCTACCTGACCTTGAACGGTCGTCGTGTCTTCGCAGCCGGCGCGTGATCGAAACCCCACCCGGCCATTGTCTGCGCCCCGAGCGCTGCGATCGGCTCACCCGGCTCGTCCCACTTCCCGCGGTGCCACCCCGCCGCCTGCGCCGCCGCCGTCGCCTCCGTCGAGACCCGGTGACGCCACGTCCCCGCCCCGAGCTCCGTCCGGTGCCTCGAGCACGCCGCCGGCAGGTCCGCCTGCGACACCCGCGTCACCGGCACCCCGGCCGCCTCGAGCTCGTCGGCCAAGTCACGGGCCGCGCCCACGTTCGGGAGCGCCACCGTCGAGACGTCGTTCCCCTCCGCGATCCGCTCCACCATCGGCCGAACCGCTCGAATCGTGTCGAACACAGTCGGAGAGCCACCGATCTGCGGAATCTCGACATGCATCACCCGGAGGTCGTCACGCCACCCCGACGACACCGCCGCATGCTGCCCGTCCTCCGAAACCCACACCCCCAGCGCCACCCGGGCCGACACCGGGATCTGACCCTCGTCGATCCGGTCCAACCACAGCGACTCCTCGATCGCCTGCCACAACGCCGACAGGTCAGCCGCCGACCGGTTCCCGTACCCACGCAGGTACTCACCGCGGTCGTTCATCGTCCCCCACGCCGACCGCAACGCCGCCGGCCGCACCGTGAACCCATGCGGACACGGCCGCTTCTGCCTCGGGCCCGGACACCCCGGGACATGACAGATCGCCGGATGGTTCGCGATGCACGCCTCTACGAGCTGCTCATCGGACAGATCCCGAATCCGGACCCCCCCGACCCGGTCCGGGAGCGAATGCTCGTAGTAGAACTTCCCCAGCCGCACCCCAGCCTCGACCGCCCGCCGGCCCGCCGCACGGTTGTCGTTCAACCACGCCGACTTGTCCGTGCCCGCCGTCGACAACTTCAACGCCTGCCCGCTCGAGGTCGCGAACGCCGGCACATACCCCGCCTCGACCTGCTGCCGCTGCACCGCCGAGAACGCCCACAGCTCGTCAATCAGGACGAGGTCCGGTGTCTCCGAATGCATCTCGTCCTCAGTCGGCGCGAACGGGATCAGACACGCTCCACCGTCCAACCACCGCAGCTCCTCGAACGAGTGCGACACCTTCCGCCGCACCGTCGACCGGAGCGACGTCCGCAACAGATCCTCCGTTATGTCATGCCACCGACGTACGGCCTTGTCGCGCTTCTGCGCGGTCATGAACATCTGCGCCCCACGCACCAACCGGGCCCGGTGCGTCACCAGCGGCGCCTGGATCGCGGTCTTCCCCGCACGCCGCTCGAGCGTCGCGAGCCCGTCGTCGTACGCCCACTCCCCCGGCTCCGGATCCCCCGCCGCCTCCGACTGGACCTCGAGGAACGCGTCGACGATTTCCCGCTGGTGCGGCATCAACGGCCGCCCGAGCTCACGCGACGCCGCCGCCACAACCGACCCGTACGACGGACGTTCAGGCGTCCGCGGCGTCGCCCACCGTGGGGGGACCGTCCAAGATGCTGAGGACCCGACCTCGCTCACCAGAGCCGTCACCCGAACCACCCCCTCCCGCACCCTCGACCACCGGCCGCACCGGCAACCGATCCACCACCGACAACATCTGCGCCGACGCCCGCGCGAACCCCACCGCATCCCCAGCCGACGAACACCTGTCGACCACGTCCGCATGCCGCAACGCCACCAGCACCGACACCTCCTGCTCGAGCGAAAACGTCACCCGACCGCGAGCCTCCTCGACCGCCCGACGCACAGCCGCCCGAACCGGACCCGCACGCCCCACACCCAAAGCACGCGACGACGAATCCGACCCGGACCGCTGCTCACCACCCACGCACAGAATCGTAACCCTCAACCAGCACTAGAGGGTTGACACCGGCGCGGCGACCACACTCAGATCCGGGGCCGAGCGGGGCCGAGAGAGAGAGTCGCGGCCAC